TTCCGTTGCCTAAAGCCCCGCGCCAAGTGGGGGTCGGTCAAGGCTTGTGTCATCAAAGCCTCGGAGCAAGGGCTGACCTATGCCCAAGCGTCCGAGGTGTATAATATCTCTCGCCCCAACCTTTACAACGCAGCCAAGAAATTAAACCTTTCCCTTAAATCATCCAAACATAAAAAATGAAAAAGCCCCCTATCAAACTTACCCAGTATACCGACAAACTTCCCAAGCGGTGCCGTGCGCTGCTGGTGATCCTCGACGGAGGTAAGGTCGAGCATCCCGAGTTTGTTACCTACAGCCGGGACGAGTTCGCCTCCGAGATGGCCAAGTGGAAACGGAATGTCCTGCCGACCCTGCGCCGTTCCAATGTCGAGTTCTGGGAAGTCCATAATGGCGAACACCAGGCGGTCAATCTGCTGAACCGCTAATGAACCGTAACCCGCCCCATATCCGACCCGCTCGGATAGCCGTCATCGAGGGAATGAAACGTGGTCTGACTTGCAAGGAAACCGCTTGTGAGTATAGACATACCATCCGCGCCGTGCAGGAAGCCGCCCGCCGAATGAAGCTGGCCTTCATTTACTCGGGTTATGGGCGACCTCCCGTCCATCCCCATTTACTTTCCCTTAAATGAATATCAACAAAGGCTGGAAACGATTTATGGCAGTTGGCTGCTCCCACGGGATGTACGCCGACCCAAAGGCCATCGCGGGGGTGCTAAAGTTCAAGGAAAGGTTTCAGCCCCATACGACGATCCATTTAGGTGACTTTGTAGACATGACGCCCTTTATGTCGTCAGCCAGGGGTAAGGGGGGAGAGGTCGAACCCGACATCGGAGGGGGTCTAAAGTTCCTCGATCAACTCCGCCCCAATGTCGTGCTGGCCGGCAATCATGAGGTCAGACTCTGGCGCGAGGCCGAATCCTCCGACGAGGTCTACTCGGGGTATGCGATTCGCCTCATCAATGACATCCAAGAGCATTGCCGAAAGCGGAAGGCCAAGTTCATCGAGTACAATGGCATTTGGCAGGCGTTCCAGTTGGCCAACTACAAGTTCACCCACGGCACGGTGTATGGCGAGAACGCCCCTCGGGACATGGCCGAGATGTACGGCAACGTCATCTTCGCCCACACGCACAAGGTCGGTCGGATGACGGGTCGCCGGGACGATAGTCCGACGGGCATCAGCGTTGGCACCTTGACCCGACGGGGGGCTATGGATTATGCCAATACGCGCAGGGCGACCTTCGCCTGGTCACAGGGCATGGTCTTCGGCTACTACACGGACGATAAACTTATTCCGTGGGTTCATGAGCAGCCACACGATCAAGACGAATGGATTTTGCCCGTATGAAGACTACCTCCGATACTGACTACTTCCTCAAGAAGCTCTGGGACATCAAGGCCAAGCGGGAGGACAAAGTTCCGAAAGGGTATTACAGCGTCAAGGACTTCGCCAAGCGGTGGGGCGTCGTGCAGACCACGGCGATGATAAATGTTCGGCAGTTGGTATCTGGCGGTGCGCTGAAGAAAATCAAACTACGTCGCTTCGACGGAAAGCGTATCGTGATGGTAAACTATTACGGTTGACGCTACAAAACATTTAACCAACAAGTCCAAGAGCCACCATGACCACCGAAGATCGTATTTCCGGGGCGAGAGCCTATCTCGCCAAATTGCCACCAGCCGTAGCCGGCCAAGGGGGACACCCCGCCACCTACCGAGCCGCCAGCATCCTCGCAAATGGCTTCGATCTACCGTGGTCGGACGCCTGGAGCCTGCTTCAAGAGTTTAACGCCCGCTGCTCGCCCCCTTGGGACGAGAAAGACCTACGGCACAAACTGAACGACGCCTACGTCAAGCCCCATGAACGCCAGAAGGGCTGGCTGTCGAAGGGTCGGGACAATGACCGCAGGGTCGGTGCCAATGGTCGGTTCGTCTTCGACCCCAAGCGTGTCGCCGAGCTGGCCGACGCCCAGACCCCTTTCACAACCGCCGATGTCCTGCTGAATTGCTTCAAGGACGACGATGTCATCTGCATCACGAACGAGGCTGGCCAGACCGAGGACGGCAAGTGGTTCCCCGCCTCCAAGGGCATCTTCCTGACCCGCGCCGAGTGGATCACCAAGTTCTTCGGCCCCGGAGCCGTGGGGGCTGCTAAGTTTGCCGGCACGGAGTCGGGGGCTTGGATTCGCATCAATCCTTTCACCCCCGATGACTTCACGGGTACGGACGGTGCGGTGTCCAACTATCGCCACGTCTTGGTCGAGTTCGACAAGAAGGCCAAGGACGAGCAGGTCGCCATCTTCCAGCAGTCGAACCTGCCCATCTCCCTACTCGTTGACTCGGGTGGCAAGAGCATCCACGCATGGGTGCGCGTCGATGCCCAGACCAAGGAGCAATGGGAAGAGCGACGTAATACGGTGTATGACTACCTTTCCGACCATGAACCCGATCCACAGAACAAGAACCCCTCCCGCTGGAGCCGCCTCGGCGGAGTCTTTCGTGGCGAGAACGAACAGAAAATCATCGCCTTCAAAACGGGTGCGCTCGACTGGGACGAGTTCATCGCTTGGCGTGAAGGCCAAGACTTCCCCGAAGAAGTCAGTACGGACACGCTCGAAAACTACGATACCAAGAACGACCCGAACCACGTTGTGGGCCACGGACGATATCTTTGCCGAGGAGGGTCTTTACTTGTTACCGGACAATCGGGTATCGGAAAGTCATCTTTCGTCATGCAGATGGCGGCGTCATGGGCCATCGGGCGAGAACTATTCGGGATACCCGTCATTCGCCCCCTCCGCATTGCGGTCGTCCAGGCCGAGTGCGACATCGGCGACCTTGCGGAAGCCTACCAAGGCGTCTCGTCGGGGATGCGTCTCGCCCCCGATGAAAAAGTCCTCTGTAAGCAAAACCTCAAGTTCTTCACGGAAGCGTCGAAGACGGGGAAGGACTTCGTAGACCTTTGTCGAAAGATCATCACGCGCCATAAACTGGATGTACTGGTCGCCGACCCGCTGCTGTCCTATGTTGGGGGCGACTTGGGCAAGCAGGAGGTCTGCTCCCATTTCCTCCGCAACCTTGTCCAGCCCGTGTTGCAAGAGACGGGGTGCATTATGGTCTTTATTCACCACGAAGGTAAGCCGAAGCCCCAAGAAACGAAGGATGCCCAAACGGTGTCGGACCAGATGTATAGCGGTATCGGGAGTTCCGAGTTAGTGAACTGGGCGAGGGCCATCATCAACATCCGCCGAGAATCGAAGGAACTACCCGTGTTCTCGTTTAACCTAACGAAGCGCGGCAAGCTAGCCGGGATGCGTACGCCCGACGGGAAGCCCACCCTATCCCTTAAACTGAAACATGCCGACGATCGGGTACTCTGGGAGGTCGCCCCCTTGGCAGGCGGGTTTGAACTTTTGAAGGTAGGCCAGCAATATCGGCACTTCGAGTCGAAGCCCAAGATTAGCCGTGGGGCGTTGCTGGAGGAGTTGGTGGCCGACCACAAACTCCAGCGGGACCAAGCGGAAGCCCTCATCAAGGCTATGGTGACCAACGGGATTATCGAACCCCGCAAGGTGGGGGCTGCCTTGTACTACCAAGGCACGAAGTACGACACCGAATAACACCCCCCAGGATGCCCTAGGAGGCCTTTTCACTCCCCAGGGGGTGTCCTACCCTTGGCGGTGTGCTTACGGAGCCACGCTAGGCCGTAATCGACCAATTCGGGGCTGGCATAGCCCGCACACCCTGCCGCCGCAAACCCTACGGCTTCCGAATTGAAATACCCTTTGGTTGCCATCCCTACCAGCAGGGAGGTCAGCCCAGCCGTGGCCGTCCTCCGGGCAATATACCCCAAGGAGTGCTTTTCGGGCGAACATAGGTAGCGCACCAGCCAAGACGCAGAGCCAATGATAATGCCAATGCAAATATCCCGAAGGCTGACCGAGAAGTCCTCGGGGGAAGGTGGTGTAGGTAAAGCACTCATTTACGAAGGACGGAGGAAAGGAGGCAGATGTTGGCTATGGAGTAGCAAAACCACATCACGGCGAGGGGGTAATTGCGGACGCAGATATTGGCCACCCCTGCGGAAAAGTAGGCGAGGGAGGCGATGCCAGGGACGCAGACCGTTGTGAAAGTTTCGACGCTCACGAGATGCGGGGGGGCTTGGCGTTGGGATCAAGAATGACCCGACGATAGTTTTCTGACCAGAGGA